CATTTGCGCTCGCTGCCGGGACAATAGATATTCAACAATTTCGCCTTCGTTGGTTCTCCTACCTCATAGGTTATCGCCGCGCCAATTATACGATACTGAAGCCGGAGTATGTGAGCGAATTAGACAAGCAAATGGCTACGATAGACGGATTTTTTGTTGACGATAAAGGTAAGCTGCACGTCCAATTAGATACGACCGTCAATCTATTGCCAACATACAAAGGTTATACCGGGCCGGGCGATTGGTTGGAGGGTGTAACATTCGGGCAGTTCGTTGATTGTTATACAATCTTAGAAACCATAAGCGATGCTGCTGACGAGGAAGCCGTAAAGGGATATGAACAGATAGCACGCAGATTGTATAATATACCTGAAGCGGATATGATTCCTAACCTCCTGACATTTCACGCGCCGAGGCTGTTTGCCAATGTTTGGCGTGCAATTCAAACCGCGCCGATAGAAATTAACGGCAAAAAGATAGATTTCCGTATAATATTCAAGTCTAACGGCAAATCAAGACCGGATGACAAGACAGGATGGACAGGAATTATCTTTGAGATAGCCGGGGCAGGAGTGTTTGGCAGTGTAAAAGAGGTCGAGCAGACAGAGTTCTGGACGATTTTACTATATCTGTATAAATGTAAGTTCGAGTACAACAACGAAAATAAATCTAAATAATGGAACTTTCAGAATCTATGAAGACCAAAATCCGAGGATGGGAGAGCTGCAAATTGAAGGCTTACCGATGCTCGGCAGGTGTTTTGACTATCGGATATGGTCACACCGGGCGAGATGTCACCGAAGGGATGCAGATTACACAATCAAAAGCCAACGAATTGTTTGATGCCGACATAAAAGCATTCAGCAAGACAGTAGCAAAGACATTCGCAGGCGTGGCATTGAATAACAACCAGTTTGACGCATTAGTTTCGTTCTCATATAACGTCGGAGCGTTCAGCGCGAAAGCGCCAACGCTCATGCGCATGGTGAAGAACAACCCCAACGATCCGAATATACGCAACGAGTTTATGAAGCACGTTAACGCGCGAGTTGACGGAGTATTAAAACGCCTTCCCGGTCTTGTATCGCGACGCACCGTAGAAGCAGATCATTATTTCGGTAAAGCATGATTAACCTTGCAGAATATCGCGAGTATTGGCAGAGTGTGGCATCTCGCATTCCGGAACTTACCGGTATATTGCCTGTAACGCTTGATGAGCAAATGGGCAAGAAGATACAATCGCTTGCAGCAGATTCAGTAACATTGTTCGTTTTACCACCGTTGGCAGAATCAACAGCAAAGAGCGTTGATGCGTTTGCAGAAAAAAATCAATGTGTGATTTTTGTTATGCAAAAGTATGACCCGCAACGAAGCACTTCATTCAGCCTGTTAGAGCGGACGCAGCCAATCATCGAGCGAGTGAAAATGCTTATGCTTGACGACCAAGCCGCAGGATGTCCGATTATGCGTGTAGATGTAAGCAGCATCGATACCGCACCAGAAACGGAGCTGTACGGCAGGTTCGCCGGTTGGTCAATTGGTTTCAATGTAATATCTGATTGATTATGGACGCTACAACAGAGCCGGATGTCGTATTTAAGTATTTCCGTGAGTATGTCAATCGAGGCATCAGAAAAATCTTTGCCGAGCAACGGAGCATAGCGGCATCTAAGATTTATGGCAAACAAGCATATCGAGCTGACGGAGGAATGCGCAGCCGTTCAGGACGATTACAACAGGCGTTGGAAGCCCGGAGCTATATAATTACCGGAAGTGGGTCAACTCTGTCTGCATCCGTCAATTATCCAACGTACATCCGTTTCCTCGACATGAAGCGGATAGGCAATTATCGCATCTATAACCGCCCGATCTGGGGAATCCTCTACAAGGAGACGTTCAGAGACCTCCGGTATGAGTTCTCAGATTGGCTACAAAAATATATCAAAAAACATATATCAGACAGTGTAAAATGAAAAAGGTAAAAGCAATCATGGGCGCAGTAGTCAGAAGTGCGCTACTATTATCGCCCGGCGTAGGATTCGGATTTTACGCATGGAATAAAGCGACAGCGCTAATTTCGGTAATGTCGGCTTTAGGTTTAGAGACAATATTCCTTATTGCCTTCTCACTCGCCATAGTGACAAGGCAAGTAATCAGAGATAAAAAGAACGCCGCAGACGCGCTCGAATGATAGATAGATTGCCATATTTATACGTTATGCACCTCGTTATTTATTTTAGCGAGGTGCTTTTATGTTGTAAAACATATATTTTTTATTTTGAAAATGTCGTATATTCCAAATAAAATGCTTAACTTTGTGGAAACTAAAACAATAAATCATGGGAGGTATTGGAAGCGGAGGCGCACGCGAAGGCGCAGGACGTAAGACACTCGATGGAGAACCGAGGACAAAAATCTCGGTTACTCTGCCAACATGGTTATTAACATTGATCCGAGATGAAGCAGATCATTGTAAGGTTTCAACATCTCAATTAATATCAGACTTTTTAAAGAAAGGAGTTGAATTATGAAAGCTCAAACAGAAGAAAATATTATCCTATCTGTAATATTCGTATGTTTGTGTTATGTGTTTTACCGAATGGATGGCGAATTTTCGTCAGATGGATTATTTGGAAGTCTATTTTTAACATTACCGGTTTATGTTGGGTATTTGGCGATAAAAGAGATAATACGCAGATATAAAAACCACGAGCCAATTTGGACAATACCGGAACCAAAGCCTAAGAAGTACAAGATTCCGTTATGGTTACGAATATTAGCGTGGATATTTGATTGACACAATGTCCTTCAGAAGATAAATTAAAGGGAGTAATTTTGATTGAACAAAATTACTCCCTTTGCCATGTCTACAAAATTAAAAAACGACGAAATAAAATACAAGATTGGTCTTGAAGCGTCAGAAGCTCAGAAGAAAATTCACGAGCTTACCAAATCAACAGAACAACTTCGTAAGCAGAATCAGGAACACCGTAAAGAAATCTCTCGGTTAGCAGCAACCGAGGGTGATTATTCGCGTGAAATCAAACAACTGAACGCGAGTATCCAAGAGAACACTCGTCAAATAGATGAGAATAAGCGAAAGGTTCGAGAGGAGGAAGCGCAGATTGACACGTCTTGCAAGACAGCAGCACAGTTGAGCAAGCAGTTGAAAGAGCTCAAACGCGAGCTAAACAATACATCAAAATCCGCAGAGCCGGAGAGATATAAGAGCCTTGAAAAGCAAATCAAACAAACATCAAAAGCGTTGGCGGATGCCCAAAAGTCATCGCAAGGTTTGATTGCTTCGTTCCTGAGCCTTGACAAAATAGGTACTACAATAAAGGGCTTTTTTATGGGTATTGGCATGGTGATAATGTCGCAGGTCGTAAATGCCTTTAAACAGTTAACAAACACAATTCAAGACTTTGAACGCGCAAATTCAAAGTTGGCATCCGTACTTGGAACGTCACTTGATGGAGTGACGGCGTTGACGGAACAAGCAAAATATCTGGGTCGTACAACTACGGCAACAGCATCGCAAGTTACAGGTTTGCAAACTGAGTTGGCAAAACTTGGTTTTACTCAAGAGGTAATAGAAAAACTTACGCCGTCAGTTCTTAAATTTGCCAAAGCGGTAGATACAGACTTGTCAAGCGCAGCAGCTTTCGCAGGAGCAGCAATGCGTATGTTTAACAAAGATGCTGAAGATGCTGAAGGTGTTATGGCAACTTTTGCCATCGCCACGACTAAATCGGCACTTGATTTCAACAAATTACAAGCATCGCTGTCAACAATAGGTCCGGTTGCTAATGCGTTCGGCTTTTCGTTGGAAGAAACGACAGCTCTTTTGGGAGCGCTATCAAATGCCGGATTTGATGCCGGAGCAGCCGCCACGGCAACACGAAATATCCTCTTAAACCTTTGTGATGCCAACGGAGACCTCGCTCAGGCGCTTGGTGGCCCGGTCAAAAGTTTGGATGATCTCGTTACCGGACTTAATAAGTTAAATGCTGAGGGTGTAGATCTCGGCAAGGCTCTTGAACTTACAGATAAACGTAGTGTCGCTGCTTTCTCGACATTCCTAAATGGCGTGGATAGCCTGTTAGCTCTGAGAGATTCCATAACCGATTGCACGAGCGACTTCAATCAAATGGCGGAGACGATGAAAGATAACGCTGCCGGAGCATGGGCTGGATTCCAATCAGCCGTCGAGGGTTTAATTTTGAAATTCTTTGATTTTCGAGAGGCGCTGAAAACACTATACGAGTGGGGAACAGCCATAGTGAACTGGTTGGGAGATTTGATTGATGCCTTTAGTGGTGTTGGAGCTTTGGTTAAATATGTGACGGTTGCTTTGGGCTCTGTTATATCTGCGGCTGGCAAGCTTGTTGGGTGGATTACCGATTTAATCGGAAAAACTCGCATGGGAAGATTGGCGATAAATGCTATTGTATCTGCTATAGTTGCATATAAGGCGGCAACACTTTTAGCCGCATTCGCAACAAAAACATTATGGACTAATGTAAAGGGGGCTATTACAGCGGCAAGGACATTTGTAACAGCAATTATAGCGAAAACGAAAGCATTAGTTGCCGATGCAGCTGCTACTAATGGTGCGTCGCTTGCAACTAAAATATTAAATGCGATACTTCGAGCCAACCCGTTTGTATTGGTCGCAAGTGTGATTGCAATGGTTACATCTGCGTTTTTGGCGTATAATTCAGTAATTGAAGATAGTATTGACGACACTAAGAAGTTAACAGAAGTAGAGGAAGCCGCCGCAAAACGCAAAGAAGATCAAAAGAAAAGCTATGAGGAAATGGCGGCAGCGGTGGACGTTGAGAAAAATAAAATTAAGGAATTTCTGAAGGTTGCCGCTGATGAGACGCTATCAAAGGAACGCCGACAAAAAGCTATTGACCGTCTTAATGAGATTTGTCCGGAATATAACGGCTATATCGACAAAGAGACCGGAGCATTGCGTGGCGCTAAGAAAGCACTTGACGAGTATCTTGTGTCGATGGAAAAGCGCATGAAATTAGCCTATTATAAGGATAATTACGAACAATACGTTAAGGATATTGAGGGTGCAAAGCGCAAGTTACAGCACATGTATGATGACACGCTGAAACAAGAGGTGCATCGCCGAGCAGAAATTCTACGTTCACGCGAAGTAGAATTAACGGATGAGGAATCTTACGTTAGAGCATATAACCAATTATATGCCGATTGGTCAAATGGTCTAATACGTGATGATAAATTAGACAAAGCCATCCGTGAATTTAACGCCGCGGACGCTGCGCTCAATGAATTACAAGCTGATTTTAGCGACTTGAAAGCAGATATGATACGCTCCGGAGCTGACTTGTCTGATTTATTTGAGGAAGACATTGTTAAGCCCATGAAATCAATGAGTTCAGTAGCCACGGCGACCGTATCGCGCTTAAAGGAAATCAACGCTGAGTTGAAGAAACTTCGTAAGATTGACCCACAAAGCGATGAGGAACTTGAGCGCATTCAGAAACGAATAAAGTTGCTTCAACAGGAGAAGAAGGAATTGTTAGGCAATGCAAAGAAAAAACATGAGAAAGGCACGTATGGAGAAGATTCTATTGACGAGATTACAGCTCCGCTTGATGATGCACACCAAAAGAGACTACTTGAAATCAATAAGCAAAATCTTTCGGCGGCTGATAAGTCTATCGCCAAGAATAAGGAGTTGATTAAATATAACAATGATCTTTGGAACGCATTAGAAGAAATGCGCTCCAAGGTTGATTCTACGCATACGCAGACACTCGACAAAATTACCGAACAACAAAACAAGTTACAATTACAAGCGCAGGAGGCGCAACAGGCAATTAATCAACAGCTGATTAAGAAAGATGCCGAGAGCCACCAAAAGAGACTTGCCGCCAGCGAGAGTTTCTATGAAACGCAAAATGAGCTTTATAAGGCGCAGGCTATTGTTGATGAAGATATGACAGAGGCTGCAAATATATATATGCTTGACATGGAACGCCAAAGCCACCAAGAACGATTGGCAGAATTGAATCGCTATTATGATGAAGTTTCAGCGGCTGATTACTATAGCGACGAGGAGAGGGCGAAGTTATTGAGTAAGGTCGCTGACGAAATCAATAAAACCAATAGCCAAATACTCACTTCTACAGGTAAATACACCGAAAAACTCCGCGAGATGATGGCAGACACTACGAGCGCAAAAGGTATCGAGGCAAACCATAATAAGCAAGTGCAATCGCTATCTCTTGCCTATGATGCGATGATTGACATTGTAGGCAAAGGTACAGATGAAGCTGCTGCGTTGGAAGCCGAGAAGCAACGCCGTATCGCTGCGCTTAACTATCAATACCAAGAACAAGTGTTCCAGCTTCAGGAAATTACCGGTCTGTCATGGGGTGATGAATATGACCGAGAGCTTGCACAGCTCGAAAATTACCACAGACAAGGTATCATCAGCGAGCAAGCTTACCAAAAGAAAAAACTGGCGATGCAGGTTGATAACGTCAAAAAATACTTTGACTATTATTCTGACATGTCAGGGACAATGTTCAGCGCGATACAAGATGCGGAGATAGCAGCGTCAGATGCGAAGTATGATGTGTTGATACAACAAGCCGAAAACAACGGTGATGACACTGAAGCATTAGAAGAAGAAAAGGAAAACAAAAAACTCGAGATTCAAAAGAAGTATGCTGACGTGAATTTTGCCATCAAGGTTAGCCAAATTATAGCAGATACGGCTGTCTCAATTATGAAGGCCTACGCCGATCTTGGCCCGATAGCGGGTTCTGTTGCTGCTGCAATGTTGACAGCGACAGGCGCAGCGCAAGTGGCAAGTGCGAAAGCTGAACGCGATAAGGTTAAGAAGATGGCATACAGCTCGACAGTAGACAGTTCAAGCACAACGACAACAACGGAAAACCGTGTATTATCAGGATATGCCGAAGGCGGTTACACAGGAGACGGTGGGCGCTATGAAGTGGCTGGAGTGGTACACCGTGGCGAATATGTTGTGCCGAAGCCAATAATGGACAATCCGAAAGTGGTTGATGCTGTAGGTACAATTGAAGCAATACGCAGGAATAAGGCTATAGGAAGCGGGCAAACAAGTTCGCCGGTTAAAGGATATGCCGACGGAGGG